ATAAATTAAACTTTGTACGTCTTACTGATATGGATATTCCAAATGTTCTTAATGGTGTCTCAAATTATGAGACTATTCTACCACTTCAGAAAATGTACGATAACGTATCTACACTAATAGCTAAAAACATTTATCTTACAGCACATGCTAAATGGCTTATGCCTAAAGGCGCTTGTAAGATAGAGCAATTAGGAAATGATAATACAGTAGTTCAATACTCTGGACCGATAGCTCCTCAGTTAGCACAAGTATCAAGTAATCCACCAGAAGTATATAACTTCAGAGAGCAGATTAAACAAGATATGCAGACTGTCTATGGCTCACAAGGTTTATCTAGAGGTGAGGTTCCAAAGGGAATCACAGCAGCTTCTGCTTTACAATTTCTAAATGAAATAGAAAATGAAAGAAACTCAACAGACATAAGTAAGCACAGCTTCTTAGTTCTTGCTATTGCAAAGATGTCAATCGCTGTAGCGGCTGATAATTATAGTATAGAAGATGGAAGAATGTTAAGAATCGTAGGTGAATCTAACAAACATCTTATAAAGCATTTTGATGTAGCCAACCTAAGTAAAGACTATGATATTAGATTTGATAATTCAACAGGATTACCAGAAACTAAGTCGGCTAAGATTCAAAGAATAATGGATACAATGCAACGTAACCCTAATCTATTCTCACCTGAGCGTTGGGAAGAGTTATTAGATCTTGGTTCAGCTTCTAGAGTAATTAAGTTGGCAACAGACTCTATTCAAGCAGCAGATTCTGAAAATGAAGATATATTAGCCGGTGAAGATGTAGGACTTCCTGAAGATTGGGAAGATCACTTAACTCATTGGGAAAGTCATGTCAGATCTATACAGAACCGTAGTTTTAAAGAAGAAGCCGGTCCTGAAGTACAAAGTGCCATGAAGCAGCACATATTCATAACAGAGCAGTTGATTATTGAGAAGATGCAAACAAATCCTTTATTCCAAGCTAAGGTAGCGCAATTACGATTGTTTCCTATATTCTTCCATGATACAGCGGCTCCAGTATCAGCTGAACACCAGAAAGCGATGGTTGAAGGACAAGCAAATCGAGGAGAGGAAGTCTCTGGAATGATACCCGGAATGGATAAAGAAGACAATAATGAAGGGAATACTTGATTTTATTAAGTAATAGTATTAAGATGGTACTAATAAATGGAGGGATAAATGAGTGACGAGATTGAGATGGTTGATATGGGGAGCGATCCCTTTGATGACGTAGTAGAAATAGAGCCAACAGAGGAAGTAGAGTCTGAGGACACCGAACAGAAAGAAGACGACGGGGAAGTCGTTGAAAGTGAAGAAGAAGGTTCAGAAGAAGAAGACGACGAAGAAGATGGCGACTCAGAAGGAAAAGAAGAGTCCGAAGAGCCTACCGACGACTCCAACGGAGAAGACGAGAAACCACTTCCTGACTTTGCTAAAGCAATCGAAGATGGGAGTCTAGAGATTGATATAGCTGATACTAAGGTATCGCTAAAAGATTTAAAGAATGACTATATAGGTCAAAAAGAAATAAGTAAACGCTTTACTGAATATGACATAAGAAATAAACAGTTAGAAGCGGATAAGAGTGAGATAAATGAGTACATCAATACGTTTGCCGGGCATTTAAAAAATGGTGATGCAATTGGTGCAATGCAATACTTTGGTACGTTTGCAGGTTCTCCTCCTCATATGGTTAAAGAACAGTTAATAGCTGCTTTAAGACCAGAGATATTGAGAAGAGAATCAATGTCACCAATGGAAATTCAAAATGAAAACTTGAATGACCAGAATGAATATTTAACACAACAACGTGAGTCCGAAAACGAGCGTAGCAGATATGAGCAATCCCAACAGGAACTTAGCTCTTCTATTAACGAACTTCGGGAAACTAATGGTATAAGTGAGAATGAATGGCAGGACACTATAAGCTACTTGGAAAAGACTTTGCCCGATGAAGGCAATCATTCCCCGGAACTTGTAAGAGATACTATCCTTTATGGTAGAATGTACGAACAAGCGGAGAGTATTGTAAAAGCATCAGGAGAGCGACTTGAAGATGAAGCACAGTGGGTTGAAGAGCTAGTAAATGTTAAAGAAAAGTATCCAGACTTTACAGATGACGATTTGAAAGAGGTACTACAAACAGCATTAACTGCATCTAAGACCAGTAATGTCGAGAAGAAATTGTCGGAGAAACTTTCTAAGAAAGTGACTTCAAGTAAACAAATTAAACAAAAGACCGTCGTAGAGGACATAGATCCCGAATTAGACGATTGGTTATAGAATAGCAATAAGCTATATAGGATAAATTATGAGTAGTTGGACATACACAGCAACAGACGAAGCAAACTTAATGAAGATTAAGTACGGTAAATTAATCGACAAGCAATTTAACATGGAAAATGTTCTTTTTGCAAGAATCAAAAAATCACAAGATTTCGTAGGATCTACGTTAAAAAGACCAGTAATTCAATCAATCGGTGGTGGTGTTGGTAACGGATCTCTTCCGACAGCTAACAACAATAAGATTGGTCAAGCATCATTATCAACTCAAAAGCTTTATGCTGTAGTTAGTATTGATAGAGAAACTATGAAAGCTGCAAAAACTGACGAAGGTTCTTTCGTAAGAATGACTAAATTCCCAGTTAAGATTGCAACTAAATCTTTTAACAGAAACCTAGAAAGACAAATCACTAGAGCGCCTATCGCTAACACAGGTGTTATTGTTACTGGTCATGCTTCTAACGGAAACGTAGAAGGAAATGGTTCAGTAGGTACTCCTTACATTATCGAGTTCGATTTTGCAGGACAATATTCTTTAGCTCATATCGAGTCTATTGAAATTGGCGACATCTTAAACGTAGGTACAGAAACAGGTGCTTTAGAAGTTGTTGACATCGTTGTTAATTCATCAGTTCCGGGTTCAATTGACTTTGACGTACATTTAGTAGGAACAAGTTCAATTCTTGCAACAGATGCAGCGACTTCTCCTTTAGTAGAAAGTCTTTATATGCAAGGATCTAAGGACAATGAGCTTGAAGGTTTAGAAGGCGTTATCGCAGCTACTTCTGGTACTTACAAAGGAATTTCAATTGGTCGTAGATGGCAATCATACAGCAAAGATGCAGCTTCTGCAGCTCTTTCAACTGACCTTATGAACGATGTTGTTGTTAATATTAAAAGACAAAGTGGTGAGTCTCCTAACCTAGTACTTACTTCTTTTCACCAATACATCAAACTTCTTAATCTTCTTGAAGATAACAAGAGATATAACCTTCCTGCAAAAGACAAAGCTTTTAAAGCTTCAGTTTCTTTTTCTGGTATTGAGTATATGTCTCCAGATGGTGCTATACCGGTTATGGCTTCAAGATTTGTTTCTGACGAAAAAATGCTATTCTTAAATGATAAGCATATTGAATTAGTTTGTCGTCCGGGTGGATTTGAGTGGTTTGACGAAGATGGAACTGTTTTCTTAAGAGAAACTGGTGACAGCTACGAAGCACGTTACGGTGGATATGCAGGACTTTTTATCAATCCGCATTTTCAAGGTCAGCTTGATAATTTAGCAGTATAATAAAATGAGGGGTGTAAAAGCCCCTCTATAACAACCCTCCATAGGGTTACAAGAGGAATCAAAATGAAAAGATCAATTCAATCAAACCAAAGACATGTAGTAACATTATCATTCATCGCAAACGCAGCAGGAACAGCATTAACTGGACTAGATGCTGCTCAAGTAACAATGGCTGATACAGGTACAGGTGTTAAAACAATCACACTAAAGGAGCCACTTCAAGACATGGTAGTTCAAGCGACAGCAGGTACTGATGATGTATCAACTGTTGTTTCGGTAACAAATCAAACAACTATTGTTGTTACTACTAACTCTACTGAAGCAGGTGCAGCTCCTACAGATGGTATCGTACACGTTACAATCCACGGTTCTACAGTAGCAGACAGAATATAGGAGTCCTAAATGAGTAATGTAGCAGAGAAAAGACAGATTGTTTTAACTAGTGCCGCAAGGACAGCAACAGCAACCTCAAGTGCGATTCAACTATCTAGTGACGCAACAGATGTAGGTATTTGTGTAGTAACAACTGCTTTTACTTCTGGCACTTTTACGGCAAAACTTCAGCACTCTTTAGATGGTGCCAAGTGGGAAGATGTTCCGGGCGCAGTTAGTTCTGCAATCGGTGCAGTAGGTCAGGAAACTGACTTCGCTTCTACAGCAGTTTTACCTATGGTTAGAGTTGTATTAACTGGAGCAACAACTCCGGTTGCAACACAATATGTAGCAGTAATTTACGGTTAGAGGGCGACCTCCATGCCTAGTCCTAAACATGACTTAAAACTGTTTATATAAAAAGGCGATTATGACACAAAAGTTTGCAGGAGTATCTTCATCTAAAAACGCAACTAGAACACCTTTAGGGGTGGCGGAAACGTGGACGGGTAAATGGGAAGATTGTACGGCATGGGACTCAGTTGCATTTGCAGTTAAAGCTTCTCATTCGTGTACATTATATGCAGAATTTACATCAGATCCAACATTCGCAGTAACAGATTCAACATTAACATATAACATAGGAACTTTTAATGAGGTCCATGTATTAACCATAACTAGAAAATTCTTTAGATTAAGAATATTAAATAACGGTACAGAACAAACTTATCTAAGTGTCGATACAGAAATAGGTAGTCACCCTCCATTAACTGCTCCTATGAACCTTGCTCTAGGGGAAGATGCCGATGCAAATGCTGTAAGACCCTCTATATTTACAGATGAGGTTATAATAGGGCGTAGGAAAGGTGTATCTCATTTTAATAAGTTTTCATATAGAACAACACTAACAGCAGCCTCAGGAGAAGAGACTGTATGGGAAACCACAGGTAATTTACACCTATGACAGTAGCCTCTACATTTACTATAACATATAATTCAGGAACAGATGGATTAGGTACTACTGGAGCCACACAACTCTACTTCTATTATATAGATAGTGACGGTTTATCCACTATATCCCCTCATGTATTAAGTAATACAGGATCAGATGTAACCTCTTTCAGTGGTTTAGGAATAAACAGGGTAGTAGTATCCTCATCAGGGTCTGCTCAATTTAATAAT